CCTGTATTTTATGATACTGCGGACACTGCATATCGCGCAGATCCTCAAGGAACTTCTGTGTTTGCAAACCTTGCACTTGGTGGTTCTACATCGGTACCACAGGGTGTAATATGGGCAAACGGCGACGCTTGGTTTACTGGTGGAACGAGAAAAGTAGCATTTACCACTGACTCCAGTACAGATGGAACTCCAAACGTTGCGGTTGAAGGAGAAAGTAACGATCTGGTTATAAGAAACTGGTCGGGAAGCGCATATAATGAAAATCTTCGTGTGGCAGGTTCTACCAGAAGAGTTGGCGTAGGAGGAGTAACTCCAGATTATACTCTAGATGTTAACGGCGTAATTAGAGGCAGATATACAGCTGGAGCTGGTACTGCCGCTCTATATCTCACTGGAGGTTATGCTCAATTTCAAAAAGACAACAATGTTCGTATGGACATTAATAATGTCGGCGGTTTAGACGCTAACTCTCCTTTCTGGATAGGTTATCATTGGACGCCACCTGACGTCATTACTAATGCAAGCGCGCAAAATAGTTTTCCAAGAACATCTTTTTATTGGAACTATAGCACAACAAGCAATCCTAGTAATTTAACTTGGAACATGTGGGCTGGAAATGGTAATGGTCTTTCATTAAGCATGCTTTTTGGAACCGACTCAAACGGAACTATTTCTTTTGCTACAGCTAACACAGTAAGACTTTCAGTAAACTCTTCTGGGAATGTAACTGCTAACGTTGATATGCGTTCTCCAATATTTTATGACAGTAATAATACTTCTTACTATCTGGATCCTGCATCAACATCACAAGTTTATAATATGGTGTTTAACAATCCAGCAAGTGCCAAATTTGCTAATCCATATTATGAGTGGAGAAGAGCAAATAATACCAGAAACGGATATATTCAGTTTCAAGATGGTGGCACACTAATCTTAGATAACGAAGCTGGCGAAAATATATACACTTATGGACTCACAAACGCCCAACAATATTTATTTGCAAGAAATGGATATTCGGCGCTATCTATATATTCTAGTGGCACAAACACTTCTTATCTGATATTTGCTAACGCAACTAGTGCAGAACGCTTTAGACTTTATGTAGATAATGGTAGAACTCTCTACATGTCTGGTAATAACGGCTCGACCAACCATTTCTCTTTTGACTCTAGCGGAAACTTCATAGCCCTTGCAAACATTACTGCATACGGAACACCATCAGATAGGAAGTTCAAAGAAAATATTCAAGATCTTCCTAATGCACTAGATAAAATATTAAAACTTCGTCCAGTTACATTTGACTGGAAAGAGGAAACCCCACAAAACTCACAAGTAAATCTTGTGAATGATGTTGGTTTTATTGCCCAAGAAGTCCAGGAAGTTATTCCAGATCTCGTCAGAGATTTCGATGGTTCTTTATCCCTCAGAGAACGAGGACTGATAGCATATCTTGTTCAGGCAATCAAAGAACAGCAAGCTCATATAAATAAACTAGAACAAATGATAAAGGAGAAATTATAATGGAATATACCTGGAAACTTAAGTCTCTCAAGAAAACAAATTCTGGTAATCTAGAAAATGTTGTTATTCAAACTTATTGGGAGCTTACTGGCACTGATGAGGATGGAAATTCTGGAACCTTCAACGGGGCCACTCCATTTAAAGCGCCAGAAGGGGAAAACTTTACAGCTTATGAAGATCTAACAGAAGAGATGGTTCTTGGTTGGATTAAAGATCAAGTTGTTGGTGGATACAAAGATCATGTCGAAGAAAAAATTCAAGAACAAATTGATCAAAAGAAAAATGTTGTTGAAGAAGTAAAAGAAGAAGAGCTTCCTTGGGCTCCCCCCAAACCTGATACGGATGAATAATGACGCTTGCTGCTAATGGAACAATGAGTATTGGTGGATCTACTACTGATCGATCTATCAATCTTGAGCTTGGTAGATCTGCGACTGCCACCTCAAGTCTCAACGAGAGTGCACTTAGAACGCTGGCAGGAAAAGCCAGCGGAGCAATTGCTCTGAGCGACTTCTATGGCAAATCTAACTTTACTCCAACTACCAGTACTCGGACTTCTGGATCTGGAACAGAAACAGTGCCATCAGGTGCAGTCAGTGTTCGTATTCGCGCTTATGGCGGTGGCGGTGGTGGTGGAACAGGAGTTAACTACGCTGGTGGTGGAGGTGGAGCAGGTTTTGTTGAAGCTACCTATTCTTGCTCAGGCGGACAAACATTAAGCTATTCTGTTGGCAGCGGTGGCGCTGCAGGCAGCTCTGGTACTGCTTCAACTGTAACCAGTGGCACCCTATCAATCACAAGTATCAGCGCTGGTGGTGGCGGTGCAGGATCTTCAAGTAGTTTTGCACCTGCTATCGGCGGTCTTGGCGGTATTGCTAGCGGAGGATCCACAAACACAGATGGTCAAGCTGGAGAAGACGATTATTCGCTTGGTGGAGCTGCTGGTGGAGCTTGCCTAGGTACTGGTGGAGGCGCTTCAGATGCAATTCCAGGCGGCGGGGGTTCAAGTCTTCTTGCTGGTAAACGCGGCGAAATTCAATTCTATTACACATAAAGGGAAACAAATGACATTAGAAGATATCACACACGAAATCGTAAAAGAAGAAAATGGCACAATGACTGTCAAATTTTCTGCTGAAGATCTAGAACAAGAAAAGCAAATCAATGTTTTTGATCTCACAACACAACAAGAAAAACTAGAAAGAATTAACCAGCATAAAAATGCGTTTTTTCATCGAATAAATATTGGCATGGTTAAGACAAAAGAAGAAGTTCTGGAACCCACTCCAGAATAATATAAACCCCAACAAATAGACAATGAAAAGGAATACTAATATGATCGGTGATGACGTGAAACAAGAAAATGTAGCCGCTCCTGAAGCCCCTGAACAAACTGTAACTCTGGTTGTCAATCCTAGACAATTCAATGTTATCGTTGCTGGACTCGGAGAACTCCCCTTCAAGGTTTCTAATGAAGTGGTGCAAAATCTAGTAGCTCAGGTCCAGAAACAAGTTGGATCTGCGCCCCAACAATAATAACTAAAAAAATAGAATACAAACTTAAACCCCACTTAACAGTGGGGTTTTTCTAGATCAAATAATGTCAACTTTTCGCTTTAATAAATAATGGAAATGGTTAGAGGATAAAAACATGGCCGTTCCAAATAGCAGAGATTCTTTTAAAGAATATTGCCTCAGGAAACTGGGCAAACCAGTGATTGAGATTAACGTCAGCGACGAACAAGTTGACGACAGGGTTGATGAAGCCCTAAAATATTTCCAAGACTATCATTTTGATGGTTCTGAGAAAATGTATTATAAAATACAGGTAACTTCTCAGATGAAGGCTGACAGATATATCCCCATGCCAGAAAACATCATGGGCGTTACTGGAGTTATGCCCATCGGCTCAGCGTTCCAATCTTCTAATATCTTTAACATCCAGTATCAGATCGCAATGAACGAAATCTGGACTCTTACTTCTCTGCAACTGGTTCCGTATTATATGGCAATGGAACATCTTGCTCTTATCCAAGAATTATTCGTGGGCCACCAAAGAGTTAGATTTAGCAGACATTCTAATAGATTGCATATCGACACCGACTGGTCCAGAATTTCAGAAGGATCTTGGATCGTTGTTGAGTGTCATGGAGTCATTGATCCTTCCACATATTCTGATATTTGGGGAGATCGTTGGCTTCAAGAGTACACAACTGCCAAGATAAAGTATCAGTGGGGTAGCAATCTAAGCAAATTTACAGGTATGACTCTTCCTGGTGGAGTTCAGTTCAACGGACAGCTTATCAAAGAAGAAGCTGAAAGAGAGATAAACGATCTAGAAAACAAAATGATTGATGCCTACAGCCTGCCCCCAGACATGATGGTGGCATAAATGCCTAATCCATATTTCAACAATTTTACCAGCACCAACGAGCAGCTTCTCGTTGAAAATTTAGTTGTTGAAAGTCTTCAAATGTACGCCCATGGAGTACATTATCTTCCAAAAACTTTGGTAAATTTTGATGAGATATATGGAGAAGATTCTATATCTCAATATAATACTAATTTCTTTATGGACATATACATAAGAACTTATAACAGTTATCAAGGTGATGGAGTATTCCTCTCTAAATTTAATTTAGAAATTAGAGACACATTAATTGTTTGTGTAGCAAAAAGATTGTTCGAACAAACTGTAACTGATTATGATAGTAATATAGTAAGACCAAGAGAAGGTGATTTGATTCACATGCCTCTTGACAATCGTATCTATCAGATTACATATGTCAATAAAACTCCAGTATTTTATCAGTTAGGAGCAATTCAATTTTATGAATTAACTCTGGAAATGTTCGAACATTCTGGTGAAGTATTTAATACTGGAATAACTGAGATAGACCAGATATACACAAATACTAACGAACCACAAGATCTTATCGATGATACTGATGAGATACAACAAGAGGCTAATACAAGCAATATATTCGACTGGACAGAGGTCGACCCCTTTTCAGAGGGAAATATCTGACACAGCTGTTTTATAAATACAATGGTACATTAATAAAGACATCTTTATTATACCAGATTTATAAAAAGAAGTCAAACACTTTTAGGAAGATATAATGTTTGGTCAAACTTGGTCACATGATCTTATAAGAAAATATGTTATCATATTTGGCACATTGTTTAATAACATATATCTTACGAGAAAGAATTCTAGCGGAACCGTTGTTCAGACCATTAAGGTTCCTCTGACTTATGCACCAAAAGAAAAGATGCTGGCTAGATTGACTGGAGATCCAGAATTTACCAATCAAGTAGCATTAACTCTTCCAAGAATGTCTTTCGAAATCTTAGGTTATCAATATGATGGTCAAAGGAAACTTAATACCATTGAAAAGATAACAAAGAAAACCGATACAGACGCGGATTATGTTTATAATCCAGTTCCATATGATTTCCAGTTTCTTTTACATATAATGGTAAAGAATGCTGCTGATGGAACAAAAATCGTTGAACAGATTCTTCCCTACTTTACCCCAGAGTTTACGGTAACAGCAAATATTCTTCCACAAATAGCAAAAAGCTATGACATCCCAATAGTACTTTATGATACCATTGTTCAGGATCTGTATGATGGCAGCTTCCAACAAAGAAGAACTATTGTTTGGACTCTTTCATTCTCATTGAAAGGCTATTTGTTTGGTCCAATTAAAACAAAACAAATGATAAGATTTGCCAATGTTGGGTTGACAGCAGTTAGTAGTTTGTCTAATTTAAATAATGTTGATAGGAATGTAACAATTACAGTGCAACCTGGACAAACAGCCAATGGTCAAGCAACTCTCGATATTAATGAAACAGTTCCTTATGACGAAGTTGATCCAAATGATCCTTATGCTTTTATACAACAATTTGATGAGAATATCTAATGAAAAATCCTATTGATGATATCTTTGGAATTGAAAGAGAAGAAGAAATAGAACAAGAAAAACCTCCTATTGTTCTACAAAAAGTAGAAGAAACCGATGATCAGGCAATACAAGACTTTGAGATGGCCAGACAGAATATTATCGATACCATTGAGGAATCCAAAGAAGTTGTGGCCGAGATGATTAACGTAGCCAAGCTTTCTCAGCATCCAAGAGCATATGAAGTTCTTGGAACTCTTCTAAAAATGCAAATTGATTCAAACAAAGATCTTCTTGAGTTAAGAAGAACTAGAAACGAACTAATGGGGAAACAAGAAGAGAAGCCCAGCACCATTAACAATAATCTTATAATGAGCAGTGCTGATGTCTTAAAGCTTATTTCCGAATCAAAAAAGAAATAGTATGCAACCAGCAAAGAAAACTTCTTACCTCGGCAATAAAAAACTAAAGAAATCTAACATTGCCATAGAGTGGACGCCAGATCGTATTCGTGAAATGATCAGGTGTAAAGAAGATGCCATTTACTTTATTGAAACTTACTGTAAAATTATCCACGTTGACCGTGGACTTGTAAACTTTAAACTGCATCCCTTCCAAAAAGAAATGATAAGTGCCTATTCAGATAACCGATTCGTTATCTGTAAGATGCCTCGTCAGGTCGGAAAAACAACCACAACTGCTGGATTTATTCTTTGGCGAGTTCTTTTCAACGAGCATTATAGCGTGGCTATTCTGGCCAACAAAGACAAAAAAGCCCGAGAAATCCTGGATAGAATCCAAAAGATGTTCGAAAACCTCCCACAGTGGATGCAGCAAGGTGTTACTGAATGGAACAAAGGTAACATTGAGCTAGAAAATGGCTCTAAGATTGTGGCTACTTCTACCTCATCCTCCGCTGCTCGTGGTGATACCTATTCATGCGTATATTTGGACGAATTTGCCCACGTCGAGAGGAATATACAGGAAGAATTCTTCGCATCAGTTTATCCTACTATTTCTTCGGGTGAAACAACCCAGCTGGTAATGACCTCTACGCCAAAAGGTATGGAACTGTTTTACAAGATCTGGGTTGAATCAGAAGAAGGCAGAAACAGCTATAAAAGAGTTGAGGTGCACTGGTCTCAGGTTCCTGGAAGAGACCAAAAGTGGAAAGAAGAAACCATTGCGAACACCTCTGAGGATCTATTCAGGCAGGAACACGAGTGTGTTGACGGAAAAACACAAATAACAGTTAGAAACAAAAAAACAGGAAAAACCAAGAAATTAACAATCAATAAATTTATAAATATGATTGTTAATTCTTTGGAGAATAATAATGCATTATAGAAAAATATGGGAATCGCATTTTGGCGAAATACCAGTTGATGAATATGGATTTAGGTATGAAATTCATCATATAGATGGAAATAGAAAAAATAATTCTATTGATAATTTAAAATGTATTTCTATTTTTGAGCATCTTGATATACACATTAAACAAGGTGATTGGGCGGCAGCCGCTTTGATAGGAAAAAGAATTGGTCTTGGGCCAAACTATATGTCAGAAATACAAAAAGGAAAAAAACGACCTGGTGTTGGTGGAGCCAAAAAAGGAACAATTCCTTGGAACAAAAACAAAAAAGGATGTTTTTCTGAAGAAACAATTGAAAAGTTTAAAGTATCCAGAAAAGGTAGAAGATTTTCTCCATTAAAGATAACAGATGAACAATGTAAAGAAATAATAACTCAATATAATAAAAAACAAAAAATAAAAGAGGCTGGCACAAAAAGCAAGAATGGAAAAATCATATCATATGAAACAGCTTTTAGTAAGACGTTTTCTGTTAAATATAATGTAACAGCCAAACAGATATACAACATAATAACAGGAAAACGCAATGTTCTATAAGAACCAAGATTTTGAAATTTTAACACCAAGCGGATTTAAAAATTTTGCTGGTGTGCAAAAGGTTGTGAAGTGTGGTAAAATGGAACTCGTTTTAAATAATGGTAATCGTTTGGTTTGTGCTCCTAAACATAACATATTAACCGATTCTGGTTGGATTGAGTGTTCAAGATTAAAAACAGAAAACAAGGTTATCACAAAAAACGGTTTGGTTGGAATATACCACATTGAACTCATGGAAGGTGAGCACACTTATTATGATATTGTTGGCGTGC